CGTTGCGCCCTCGGCCCGGGCAAGCCGGTGGGTAGAAATTTCCGGGTTGGGTTGAAGCCCTCCCCGCATCAATCCACACTTGCCCCAACTTATCCACATTCCACCGGGCCCAAGGTACCCTTGACCCATTCCCGCATTGCCCCGGGCCGTCAACGTCAACGACTTGGTGGACGTTGACGCGGCCGTCCGGCTATACTTTGGGGGAGAACGGAGGCCGTCGTGGCGATCTTCAACCAGGGGGAGCACCCCTACACGGACGCGGAGCTCGTGTCCGGCGCCCAGCTCGCGGAGCTCCTGGGCGTGTCGAAGGAAATGGTATCCCGCGAGAACCGCACCCAGTCCGGCCGGCTGGACCAGTGGATCGACTCGCACGGGCGGGTGCGGTTCCACCCCGCGACCGCGTGCGCCCAGTGGGTGGAACGCCGGATGTCGTCCAAGGTCACCACCCCAACGCGCGCCCAGGCCGCGGCCGGGATCGACAACGACGGGGCCCAGGCCACGGCCCACCTGGGCATCACGAACCCCGGCCGCCCGCGGCCTGAACGCCGGGCCCTCCCGAAGACGATGAAGGCGGAGGACCTCGAGGACGCGGCCGGCGAGCTGCTCGGAACGGAGAAGCGCAACCTGGCCGCCTCGCGCGCCTCGAAGGAATCCGCGGCCGCGCGGCTGCTCGAGATCAAGGTCCGGCAGGCGGAGGGCAACCTCGTGGACCGGGTGGTCGTCTACTCGAAGGCCTACTCCGTGGGGAACGCAATCAAGGACCACCTGGCCGGTGTCCCTCCCCAGCTCGCGCCCGTGATCGTGGCCGCGGTCGAAGAGGCCCTCCTCGGCGCCGGCGTGTCGCCGGTGCAGGCGCGCGAGCTCCTGGACCGTGCACGGCTCGAGCACGTCGTCCGCGAGGGCGTGCGGCAGGGCATCCTGCGCGCGCTGCGCGAGCTCACCGCCCGACCGGTGGAGGAGCTGCTCGGATGACCGCGGCGGCGCCCAGCGTGACGACCACCGACAACGTGGCGTGGTCGCTGTCCGGATTCCTGGCCGGACTCCGTCCGCCCCCGGAAATGACCATCGCGGAATACGCGGAAGAGCGGCGCGTGCTGCCGAAGGTCTCGAGCTCCGAGTCCGGCGGATGGCAGAACGACCGGACGCCCTACCTGGTCGAGATCATGGAGTGTCTGTCCCCACAACACCCCGCGGAGGACGTGGCGTTCCTGAAGCCCTCCCAGGTGGGAGGGACGGAAGTCCTGGTCAACGCGGCGTGCTACTACCTCGAGCACGACCCTTGCCCGATCGGTCTATTCCAGACCACGGAGCGCGTGGCCGAGCGGTTCGTGAAGCAACGTCTGGACCCGTCCTTTGCGGCCATGAACTTCTCGCGGATCCTGACGGGGGATTCCCAGTTCTTGAAGGAATTCCCAGGCGGCGCCCTCCTGGTCGGCTGGTCCAACTCCGCGGCGAACATGCGTTCCATGCCCCTGCGCATCGCCTTGAACGACGAAATTTCAGGGTGGGCGGAGGACTGCGAGGGCGAGGGCGACCCGTGCGACCTGGTCACCGCGCGCACGGAGAACTTCCCCGGGAAAAAACGGTTCTGGTGTTCCACTCCGGGAATCGACGGCGCTTGCCGAATCACCACCAAGTTCCTGGAAGGGGATCAGCGGGAATATATGATCCCCTGCCCGTGGTGCGGAGAGCTGCACGCATGGAAATGGGAATACGTCGTCTGGGATAAGGACATCCGCGGCCGCGGTCTACCGTCCACCGTGAGAATGAGGTGCCCCCATTGCCGGTATGAATACCGGGAGGCATTGAAAACTGAACTCATGGCCCGCGAAAATGGGGCTAAATGGATTCCACGAAATCCCGCGGGGCTATTCCCATCCTTTGCTCTTAATGCTTTGTATTCACCATTGGGGTGGTTTTCGTGGGAGAAAATGGTCCGCGAATTCCTCGCGGCCCAGGGCAAGCCGGAAAAACAAAAGACCTGGACGAACAACCGAAAGGGCGAGGCCTGGCAAGTGGACGGCCTCACGATCGACGGGGAGGGCCTCTTCGCGCGGCGCGAGGACTACCTGGCCGAAGTCCCGGACGGCGTGCTCCTGCTCACCGCGGGCGTGGACACCCAGGACGACCGCCTCGAGGTCGAGGTGGTGGGCTGGGGGAAGGGCTACGAATCCTGGGGAATCACCTACAAGGTGCTGCGCGGTGACCCGTCCCAGCCCCAAGTCTGGGAGGACCTCGACCGCGTCCTCCTGGCCCCCTATGCGATGGAAGACGGAACGGAGCTCTACATCGCGGCGACCCTCGAGGACGCAATGGGCCACCACACCGACGACGTTTACCGGTTCACGCGCGCCCGCGAACACCGGCGGGTGTTCGCCTCCCAGGGACGGCCCGGTCCCGGAAAACCGGTCCTCATGCCCTTGACGAAGAACACGAAGAAAGGATCCGGCGCGCAGCTGGCCCCCGTGGGAGTGGATACAGTCAAGGACCAGATTTTCACCTGGTTGAAATTGGAAGATCGCGCGCCGGGATATTGCCATTTCCCGCGGAATGAGGAATACGGAGAGGAATACTTTAAGCAATTAACCGCGGAACAGAAACGGAAAAAATATATCCACGGTCTGGTTCATTGGTATTACAAACCAATTCGAGAAAGAAACGAGGCGCTGGACTGTCGCGTCCTCGCGCGTGCCGCGGTCAATCTGGTGGGCGTGGACCTGGACAAGTTGGCCGTGCTGGGCAGGCCGTACACGTTCAACCCCGGCCGCCTGGTCGCGCGCAAGCGGCGCGCGGTGCGATCTCCGGGCGTCTCGCTCTAGGTTCGGAGGTATATTTCGGCCATGGGCGCCAAACTCGACACGGCACGCGACAAGCTGGCCAAGTACATGGAGGCGGAGGACCGCGTCCTGAACGGCCAGTCCTACACGATCTCCGGCCGATCCCTGACCCGTGCCGACCTCGCGGAGATCCGCGCGGGCCTGGCCTATTGGCAGGGGAAGGTCGACCGACTCGAGGCGACCGGCCACGACGGGCCCACCGCCCGGAGGGCTATCCCCATTGACTGACCAAGTCGTCCTCGGCATGCTGCCCTCGTCCCTGCCCGTTCTGGGCTCGTCCTCGGTGGTCTCCGGCGGCTGGGCCTACGACACCCCCTACCACGGGGCCAGCTATCGGCGCGAGTCCATGCGCTCGTGGAACCCGTCCCGCGGATCCGCGGACCGGGACGTGGTCCTCTCCCGCGAGACCCTGCGCGCACGAGCTCGCGACCTCGAGCGGAACAACTCCGTGGCCGCGGCCGCGGTCCTGTCCATGACCACCAACACGGTGGGGACGGGGATCCGCGCGCGACCCCAGCTCAACGCCAAGGAGCTGGGCCTGTCGCTGGACCAGGCGGAGGCGTGGGAGCTGCGCGCGGCGCACCTCTTCAATCTATGGGCCGGCTCTCGCTTCGCGGACGCGGAGCGGAAAAAGACGTTCTACCAGCTGCAGGACCTCGCCCTGCGCACCCAGAAGGTGGCGGGCAATTGCTTCGCCCTCCTCCCCCTGCGCAGCACGCCGGCGTGGCCGTTCGCCTTGTGCGTCAAGCTGTTGGACGACGACCGTTGCCGGAACCCGTCCGGCACCCTCGAGACCGACCGCCTGGCCGGAGGCATCGAAGTGGATCCCCTGGGCGCGCCCGTGGCGTACCACTTCACGCGCAAGCCCCAGAACGGCATGCTGGGGGACCTCGAGGAGGACACCGTCCGCGTGCCGGCCTTCGGGGAAATCTCCGGCCGCCCCTTGGTCCTGCACCTCTTCGACCAGACCCGACCCGACCAGCGGCTGGGCGTGTCGTGGCTCTCGGTGGTAATCGAACCCCTCAAGCAGGCCGGGAGATACCGGGAAGCGGAGCTCATGGCCGCGGTGGTGTCGGGGATGTATACGGTTTTCGTGAAGACGAAGTCCGGCTCCCCCGACTGGGAAGGGAACGCCCCGAAGGACGAGCGCGACCGCGCGGGGGTGTCTCCCGAACGCGGAGAGGTCGGTCTGAAGTACGGCGGCGTGGTGGACCTCGCGGAGGACGAGGAGGTCGAGTTCGCGAACCCCAACCGGCCGAACCCGAACTATGAGCCATTTACCAACGCCATCCTGCGCGAGATCGGCGCCGGCCTGGGCATTCCATACGAGACGATTCTGAAATACTTCTCCAGCAGTTACACGGCCGCCCGTGCCGCGTTTCTCGAGGGCTGGAAGACGTTCAAGCGCGAGCGCTCCTACTTGTGCTCCAGTTTCTGCCAACCGACCTATGAGACGGCCCTGGCGGAGTTCATTTCCCTGGGACTGCTCGAGGCTCCGGGGTTTTTCGAGGACCCCTATCTGCGCGCCCTCTGGTCGCAAGCGGTTTGGATCGGTGACGCTCCCGGCCAGCTGGCCCCGAAGGAGGAAACGGAGGCGCTGAAGCTGCAGGTGGACGAGCAATTCAAGACGCGCAGCACCGCCACGTTGGAGCTGACCGGCGGCGAGTACGGCGCCGTGGTGCAGGGACTCGCGCGGGAGAAGGCCTTCCGCGAGGAAGCCGGCCTCCCGGAACCGGGCGGCGTGCAGAAGACGGAATCCGTCTCCGTGCAGGGGACGGACACGAACACCAACGGGGGAACGACCCCCGGAGAGGACGGCCACCGGTGACCAAGGGAAAGAACTTCACGCGGACGGACTTCATTTCCGCCCTATGCGGCCCGGAGGCCTGGGCCATCACCCGCGAGTGGGGCGAGGTCCTGCGCGGCTGGGCGATTTCCCCGGACTTCAATCCCCAGGCGATCGTGACCCAGGCGGGCGAGAGGTACGGCTCCGGCATGTCGCGGACTTCGATCCGCGACGGCGTCGGAATCATGCAGGTGCGCGGGCCGTTGTTCACCCATGAAAATTTCCTCACCTGGCTGTTCGGGTTCGACACCTACGAGAGCCTGGCCACGGACTTCGAGTCCCTCATGAACGACGGGAACGTCCGCGGCGTGGTCCTGAACTTCCACTCCCCCGGCGGCCTGGTGGCCGGCGGTTCGGACTTCGCCCAACGGATCTACGACGCCCGCGGCCTGAAGCCCTCCGGCGTGATCGCGCGCGCCGGCGGGGACATGGCCTCCATGGCCTACTGGCTGGGCAGCTCCGCGGAGCGCGTGCACGTGGCGCCCACGGGCATGGTGGGATCCATCGGGACCCTGGTCCAGTTCCAGCAGCAGGAGCCCGGAACGGTGACCATCGTTTCCGACCAGTCGCCCAACAAGGTGCCGGACGTGTCCACGGACGCGGGGCGCTCGGAGGTGAAGAATACCCTGAACGCCCTCTCCGCGGTGTTCATCGGGGACGTGGCCCGAAATCGCGGCGTGTCCCCCGAACACGTGGAGAAGAACTTCGGAGGGGGAGGCGTCCGCGTGGGCGCCGAAGCGGTGGCCGCGGGAATGGCCGACCTCGTGACTACCTTCGATACTACATTTTCCCAGGTCAAGGACTCCACCACCTCCCAGAAGGAGATCTCCATGCACGCAACCGCCCCGGCCGCCCAGGCCACCACCGCCCCCGCGGCGCCGGCCCCCGTGGCTGCGCAGCCGGCCGAAGCTGCCCCCGCGGCTGCCGCCCCCGCGGTGGATCCCGTCGCCCAGGAACGCGCCCGCACGTCGGGGATTCTGGCCGCCTTCCAGGGGACCGCCTTCCAGGACGAGGCCGTCGGCTTCATCGACTCCGGCAAGTCCGTGGCCGAAGCCCAGGCCCACGTTCTCGCGAAGCTGAAGTCCACCCCGGCGACCTCCGCCCCCGCGGCTCCCGGCGTCACCCGGCAGCAGCTCGCCGCGGAAGGCGCTTCCGCGGCCGCGGCCGCGGCCCCCGTGGCTCCCCCCGACCCCGACGCGGAAGGAAAGACCATCCGCGCGGCCATGACCTCCGGCGCGGACAAGTTCCGCGGCGAGCACCGCGGAGGGTCGGCCGTGGGCCGATTCAACGCTCCCCACACCCAGGGCCGATAGGCCCGGAAGGATCCCACCATGTCCCAGGAAATCGGTTCCTACACGTTCGACAACCTCCTGGCCGGGGAGATCGAGGCCGGGGAGGGCGCCACCATCGTCTCCGGTGCGGGTGCGCTGAAGCGCGGCTCCGTTCTCGGCAAGATCACGGCCTCCGGCAAGCTCACCCTGGTGAACACGGCCGGCACCGACGACGGCCGCCGGACCCCCTACGCCGTCCTGCTCGAGGACACCGACGCGACCAGCGCGGACAAGGCCGCCCCCGTGGCCCTGGCCGGCACGTTCAACGCGGATGCCCTCATCTTCGGAGGAACGGACACCATCGCCACCCACCGCGCGGCCCTGCGTGATCTGGGCATCTACACCACCACCAACGTGCCCGCGGTCAACGCGTAAGCAGGGAGACCCCAGAAAATGAACCTCTACGACCCCAGGCAGATGACCCAGGCGCTGCTGGAATCCCTTCCGGTTCGGCGTTTCCTCACGTCGTTCTTCGGAGAGGAATTCCACGACACCAAGTCGTTCCAGATCGACATCTGGAAGGGCTCGCGCCGTCTCGCCCCCATCGTCCATCCCAAGCTCCCGGGCAAGGTCATGGACCGCGAGAAGTTCCGCACCCTCGAGTTCACCCCGCCCTACCTGAAGCCCAAGAAGGTGACGGAGGCCGACCACATCCTGACCCGGCAGCCGGGCGAGATCGTCTACACCCAGCCCGGCGCGAACACGCCGGCCGCCCGTGCGGCTGCCCTCCTGGGCCGCGACATGGCGGAGCTGGACGAGTCGATCCAGCGGCGAATCGAGGTCATGGCCGCGGAGGCCCTGTTCACCGGTTCGGTGACGGTCAAGGGTGAGGGCGTCGACACCGTCGTGGACTACGACTACGATTCCACCCACCTGGTGACCCTCACCGGCGCGGACCTCTGGTCCGCGAATACCTCCAACATCCTCGAGAACCTCCGCACCTGGAAGCGCACCATTTCCAAGGACTGCGGCATCGGGGCCACGGACGTGATTCTCGGTTCCGAAGCGGCCGCGGCGTTCCTCAAGAACGAACCGCTGCTCAAGCTCCTGAATACCTGGAACCTCTCCGTGGGTGCGGTCAATCCCGTGGAAATGCCCGACGGCGTCACGTTCCTGGGTCGTCTCACCGCGGTGGGTCTCGACCTCTGGACCTACGACGAATGGTACTACGACGAAGCTACCAGCACGGAGAAGCCCCTCGTGCCGGAGGATCAGGTCCTCATGCTCGCCCGTTCGGGTCGCTTCACGATCCATTACGGCGTGATTCAGGACCTCGACGCCGGGACCTTCGCGTCCCGCGTGTTCGCCAAGTCCTGGAAGGAGGACGACCCCTCCGCCCGCTTCGTCCTCGTGCAGTCGGCACCCCTGCCGGTCGTGCACCAGGTGAACGCGGTTCTGGTGGCCACGGTCGTCTCGGTCGTCTGATGGACGCCCCCTCCATGAAACAGGTCCGCATCCTTCGCGGGTGCGTGATCGTCGGCCAGGTGAAAGCCGGACCGGGGAACGTGGTTTCTGTGGACGAGGGCACCCTCTCCTGGTTGCTGAAGAAGCGCTCCGCCACCCTTCGCTTCGAGGTGGTGGGGGAGCGCGAATCCCCCGACATGGGCGACCCGGGCCGGGCGCCTTCCGGCGTGGTCCCTCCTCCGCCTTCCCAGGACGACGCCACCGGCGAAGTCCAGGACGAGGACGGTATGGGGTCCCACACCGGCGAGGGGGAGACCGTCGGGGACGAGGACGAGGAACAGGCGGCCCCGGCCGCGTCCGTTCCCGCGGGGGAGGCTGGCCCCTCGTCCTCTGTCCCTTACACCCTGCAGGCGCTCGACGCTCGCGTGACGGTGGCCCTGGTGGCCGCCGGCTGGGAGTCCCTCGAGAAGTTGAAGACGGCGACAGTGGAAGACCTGGTCAAGGTGCCGGGAATCGGAAAGGCCCGCGCGGCTGCCATCCTGGACGAGGTCCGGGGGGCGTAACGTGGGCTTGCGGGAGGACATGAACGCGGACATGGTGAACAACCACCTGAACCCCGACGAGTTCGGGGAAATGGTGGTCTATACCCCCGCGGGCGGTTCTTCCGTGACGATCCCGGGCGCCTACGACGAGGTGCCCCTCTCCGTCGAAATGGGCGCGGACGTGCCGGCCATCGGCAGCCGTCCGCGGCTCATTGTTCGCGCGGTTGACCTTCCCACCGGAAGCCCGAAGAAAGGCGACCGGGTCACCCTCTCCGCGACCACCTGGCACAAGGCCGGCAAGTGGCGCGTGGAGGACGTGGGAGACGACAAGCTGGGCCACGTGGAGCTCTTTCTCCAGGGTCCGGCGTGAAGCGGCTCACCCTCTTGCGGCAGGCCATCGTGGCCTCCCTGAAGGCCGCGGCCATCCCGACGGTGGCGGATCGCGTCTACCCGTCGCGCTCGCGCAAGGTCTGGGCCGACGAGGGGGACCTGGCCCTGGTGTTCACCCAGGAAACCAGTTCCGACGACGAGGACACCGCCCCGACCATCTACCGGAACGACACGTCCGTGGTGGTGCAGCTCATCGCCCAGGAGACGGCGGAGCGCGAGACCTCCCCCGGAGACCTCGAGGACGACGAACAAGAGGAAGCCCTCGAGGCCCGACTGGACGACCTCGCGGAGGCGGTTGTCGTGGCCCTGCAGCCGGTCCACGGAGTGGAGGGCCCGTTCGGTGGGCTCGTGGAGTGGTTCCGCTTCCGCGGCACCCGTCCCACCCTCACGGCTGAAGGGGAGCTCCTCCGAAACTCCCGACAGGTGCTATTTTCTGCCCAGTGGCGCGCAGCCCTTCCGGACACGGTCCCGGAGTCGGAGTTCCTGCGCATGGGGTCCGATCTGGCCCCGCCCGCGTCCGCCCACGCGGAGGACCCGGGAGTCGTGACCGTCACCAACATGAGGACCCCATGACCGGAAAGACCTTCCTGAAGCCCGGAACCGATCCAGCCACGGGGGCCGCCTTCCGGGTGTACCTTCCCGGCAAGGGGCGCGACATCGCGCCGGCGGGGGAGGCCATGCTCGTGGACGCCTACATCGAACGGCGCATCCTGTCGGGGGAGCTCGAGAGAGCCCAGCCGGA